TAGTGGAAACTCTTCAAACTACAAATGATAATGGCTATGTTATAATTAAATTAAATAATAAAATAGTTTTTGAATATCATGGTCAAACCTCATATCATCATAGGTTTCCTCTTCAATATTGGATAGGACCATATATATGTTGTGGCCACCCTGATGATGAACCTAATCACAAAATAATGTATAAAAATATTTCATAAAGCTGTTTACTTTCCTTATTTTTTATGATATAATATACCTATATGAAATTTAATAATATAACAAGTGATGAAATTGATAACATTATGAACATTACTAATACGAAATTTAATGAAGCTGAAAACATAAAACAGTTAACTAAATATGTTGAAAAGACCTACTCAGGTCACTACACATCTGCAAATGGAATCCAAAGTATGGATTTAATCTCCAGTTCTGGAAGAGGATTGGATTTTTGTCTTGGTAATGTACTTAAGTATGCGTCAAGATATGGTAAGAAAAATGGAGCTAATAGAATAGACTTAATGAAAATAATTCATTATGCATTATTGGCCATAAATGAACATGACATAAAGGAGTCAAACCGTGAAACTTAGTAATGAAATAATTGAAGCACTAAATAACTTTCAAACAATCAATAGTAATATTGCCTTAGGAGAGGAAGGAGGCTTCATACGCACTATGTCGGTGTCTAAAACACTCATGGCGAAGGCCAACATAGAACCCGAGGTACCATATCAATGGCCATATACTTTTGGCATATATGACCTAGGAGAGTTCCTAAGTTGTCTTAATATGTTTGATGACCCTACTCTTAAATTTGATGATGATAAAAAGTATGTGATTATTACAGATGGTATCACAACATTCAAATATTATTTCTCTGAGGTTGACACATTGACAGTGCCTACTAAGGACATTGAGTTAGAATGCAGTGACATAACTTTCACTTTAACTCATGACCAAATGATGCAATTAAGAAAAGCAGCTGGAACTCTTAGGACAAATACATTAAGTGTAAGAAAAAGTACCACTGGTTCTCAATTTATTGAATGCACCATCGTTGATAAATCTAATCCAACTTCAAATCAATTCACAATGAACATCTCAAATTGCAGTATAAATACTTCTGCAGAATTTGATTTTGTTTTTGATATGAATAATTTTAAATTCATTAATGCCGACTCATATGAATTTGGTATTGATAAGAAGCTTATTGCTTCTGTAATGGCTGGCAACATCAAGTATTGGGTTGCCCTTGATAAGACAACAACATATAAGGAATAATATATATGGCTGATAAAACTAAAGAAGCAGTTGAAGAAGCAGTAGCAGATGAAACTGTTCCTGAAATGAATCCAACTGGTGGTAATTTAAATCTCACAGATATTGCAGCAGTAATTCAAATTATTGATGTAGTAACCAAACGTGGTGCCTTTGAAGGAAATGAAATGGCTGATGTTGGCTCAATAAGAAATAGATTAGAAAAATTTATTAAGGCTGCTGCTCCAGCACCTAACACCGAAGCCGAACCCAAAACAGAAGAAAAATAACTGTTTACTTTTAACTCAATTTGTGGTATAATATTATATTATGAAAGAATTTTTATTCGTTGAAAAGTATAGACCACAAGTCATAGAGGATTGCATTCTCCCTAAAGGATTAAAAGATACTTTTGAAAGTATTGTCCAAAAGGGAGAGCTTCCCAATATGATGTTCACTGGTTCGGCTGGAGTTGGCAAGACTACAGTCGCCAGAGCATTATGTAATGAATTAGATTTAGACTATATGATGATTAATGGTTCCGAAGATGGAAACATTGATACACTTCGTGGTAAGATAAAACAATTCGCAAGTACTATATCATTACATGGTGGACAAAAGGTAGTTATTCTTGATGAGGCTGATTACTTAAATCCCCAATCTACACAACCCGCTTTGCGTGGGTTCATAGAAGAGTTCTCTTCTAATTGTAGATTTATATTAACTTGCAATTTTAAAAATCGTATTATAGACCCACTTCACTCAAGGTGTTCTATATATGAATTTAATTACGGCATGGATAAAGGACCTATAGCCGCGCAGTTCATGCGTAGGTTAGGAAATATCCTTGATGCTGAAGAAATTAAATATGATAATCAGGTTCTTGCTGAACTGATTATGAAATATATTCCAGACTGGAGACGCATCATTAATGAGTGTCAAAGGTATGGGATGAGTGGTACCATTGATACCGGCATTCTTGTTACTCTATCTGAGTCAAGCATTAAGGCATTAATGAAAGATTTAAAATCTAAAAACTTTAAGAGTATGCGCAAGTGGGTTACTGATAACATTGACGTAGAATCCTCAAAGTTATTTAGAATGATTTATGATAATATGGTTGAGTACGTGACGCCTAATAGTATTCCACAATTAGTGCTTATACTTGCAGACTATTCTTATAAAGATAGTTTTGTAGCTGACCATGAATTAAATGTAGTGGCATGTATGACTGAAATAATGTCGCAAATTAAATTTAAATAGGAGAATAATATGCTAGATAACATGGCAAATTATGCAACAATCATACTTATGTTGGCAATGGTCAATGTGGTATGGCAATTAGAAAGAGCCAGTAGGTTAATAAAACAAATGAGTAGAATTTTAAAGGAAGGATTTTCAGATGAATAGAGCAGATATAAAAGAGTTACTACGTGACAACGTAGCTGAAATAATGTTTACAAAAAAAGATGGCACTGAACGTGTTATGAATTGCACACTTAAATCTAAGCTTATACCCGAGGAACATACACCTAAAGGTACAAGCACAGCTAAAGAAAATTTAGATGTGGTCAATGTATTTGATTTAGATAAAATAGGTTGGCGTTCTTTTTTAGTGGATAACGTGCAATATGTCAAAACCACCCACTAAGAATGAAAACAAAGTCATTGACTTTTTTACCAGAAAGCCGTATGACATAGACCACTTTAATAACCATGACAGCTCAGGCATAGCATTGGCTGACTTTGTAAATGGAGTAAAGCCTAATGGTTTGGTTATTGACGCTGGTTGTGGTATTAATCCATTTAAAGAAAAGATTAATAACCTTATAGGATTTGACGCAGCTCCGTATGAAGGAGCAGACTTCCAAGCAACTTTTAATCAAGCACATCATATATTTAATAGAGATTTTGCTGATGTTGTATTAGCTCTAGGTTCATGCAACTTCGGCACCCTTAATGAGAACCTATATCATTTTGATAAATTTTATTCATGGTTAAAAAAAGGTGGACTATGTATTGTAAGAGTTCATCTTAATAGAGCAGAGATTCATATGGAACCTGATACAGAATATGCGCATTGGACAATAGAGAGTGCTGACCATTGTGCTTTCAAATGGTTCAAAGATAAATTTAAAGTATTAGATATGCATATTGAAACAATGATATCTATTAGAGATGGCACAACACCAGTCCAACTCGCTGTATGGGTATGGAAAAAAATATGAATCCATTTGAATTAATAAAATCAATATCCAATACTAAAAAAAATATACTTGAAAATGAGAAAGACTATAATGCCTTTATGGTAAACCGTGGTCTATCTTATTTTCCAGATACTGTCTTATACGCCAATGAAATGAACAAGTTTCACCATCTCGGAGGTCGATTACAATACTCATTTCTTATAAATATCATAAGGAAACGTAATCGTTTTTCCAAGTGGAACAAATCTATTGAATCTGAAAATATCAATGCTATAAAAAGATATTATGGTTATAGCAACGAAAAAGCTCGTGATGTACTTCCGCTTTTAAGTAATGAAACCCTTAAAATTATAAGAGGAAGAATAAATCATGGCGGAACACAAAGACAACCTAGTTAGCTGGACACCAGACATGATGCTGGAAGTAACTCTAGCTGAGCCGGATGACTTTTTAAAAATCAGAGAAACATTAACACGTATGGGCGTAGCGTCCAAAAGAGATTCTCAACTATTTCAATCATGCCATATCCTTCATAAGCAAGGTAGGTATTTTATAACTCACTTTAAAGAGTTATTCTTATTAGATGGCAAACCATCTAATCTAACAGAGAATGACCTCCAAAGACGTAACACAATTGTTACACTCATGTCTGATTGGGGATTATTAGAAACTGTTAAACCAGTCGGAGATACAGCTCCATTAAATCAAATTAAAATAATATCACACAAGGAAAAAGGGGATTGGGAATTATGTCCCAAGTATAATATTGGAATAAAGTAAAAATTAGATTATGATTTTAGCATTGTTATTAGGCACATTGTATGGGCTTATAATTGGATTGATACCAGCCGCTGGAGCCACCACGGGTCTTGTGGTTCTATTTGGTTTTATGTCCTATTTTTCAGACCCGTACTTAGGAGTTATATTTTGTATGGCCGTAGTAGCGGCCTCTACCACAGGTGATACATACTCCGGAATCTTATTAGGTATCCCAGGTGCTAACTCAGCCGCGGCCACAATGGTCGACGGTCACCCTCTAGCCAAGCAAGGTAAAGCAACCTATGCTCTTACGGCTGCAATAACAACCTCAACAGTCAATGGTCTCTTATGGGGAACACTTACATTTGCCCTACTTCCTTGGTATGTAAAGCTTATGATGGTCTTTGGTATACCAGAGATGTGGGCATTTGTTATGTTAGCTCTTGTCTGTGTTGGATTTGTATCTAATAAGTGGTGGATTAGAAGCTTAATTGCTATATTAATTGGATTGTTTTTAGGAAGTATAGGAACCAATCCAGTGACAAATGCTGATAGGTGGACATTTGGTTGGGAGTATCTAGGAGCTGGTATTCAAATTATGCCAATGGTTGCTGGTCTATTTGCCTTCCCTGAAATATTAGATGGTTGGAGAAAAGGAGATAGAACTACCATATCACATAATACCAAAGGTCAAACCTTAAATGGAATTAAAGCTGCATGGAAATACAGATGGGATTCAATAAGAGGCGGAGCAATAGGAGCCTTTATTGGTTTCCTTCCAGGACTTGGTGGTGCAATGGGAGATTGGATGGCGTATGGTTCAGCTGTTGCAGCTAATCCTAAAGAAGAATTTGGTAAAGGAAATATAAGAGGTGTTATAGGTTCGGAAGGAGCTAACAATTCTCAAAAGGCTACATCAATGATTCCCACAGTTTTATTTGGAATCCCTGGTGCTTCTTTTGCTGCAGTACTAATGGCTTTATTTATGGTATTAGGTTTTGAATTAGGAACTCCTGACCTTGCTTATGATACAAGATTTTTTAATAGTCTCACATTTGGATTTATGTGGGCTACGGTTTTAGTAGGTATATTATGCATTGTGTTTAATAAATACATCTCAAAGATATCCTCATGGCCTTATAAATATTATTTCCCAATCCTTGTAGTGTTTATCACTTGGGCTTGTGCTCAATACACTGGTGGTTGGGAGGACTATGCTATATTGATATTATGCTCGGCTCTTGGAGTCTTTTGTAAAGCATATAAATATAGTAGACCGGCTTTGCTAATGGCCTTTATATTAGCAATGAAAGTAGAAACGTTGACTATTCAGATGACCACTCTATATACTATAGATACTCTTATGACTAGGCCAATATTTATAATTTTAATTTTAACAATTATAGCGGTGGCGACGCTGTCTATAAAGAAAAACAAATTGGAGTATACATGAAAAAATTGATTGCACTTTGCCTTATGGCATTTACTACATCTGTATTTGCAGATTATTTATTTATTGTACCACAAAAACCTGGCTCAGGCACGAGCCAATGGGCACAAATTGTGGCTACACAACTTGAACCTTTCTTAGGTGAAAAGATACATCTTAAACATATACCAGGAGCAAGAGATATTCCTGGCTTTAATGAATTCCATAATAGTTTAAGAGTATCTGATAAAGTCGTTATGGTAAGTCATGGCGGCAATGGAGTTAGCTTCTTACAAGAAGAGGTTGATTATGATTATAGAGATTATGACTCTATTGGTCTTATGAATTTAAATATTATAGCAGCCAAACGTATTGGTGAGAATATGGATTATCCTAAATTTTCTGGAGGTTCTGGTAAAGTACCAGAAGCTTGGGCTATGGCATTATTAATTTGTGGTAATAAGTCAACATCAATGGATTATTATATTGCTTGCTTTAATGAGCATGTGACATGGGTTAATGGAATGTCAAACTCTGAAAGGAGATTAGCATTTAAACGTGGTGAGCTTAATGGAACAAGAGAGAACCCAGCCGCTTATAAAAAGCATGTTGAGACCGATGAGAATGCAGAGATATGGTTCCATCATGGTATACTCCAAGCAGATGGAAGTCATACCGATGACCCTAATCATCCAGGGTTCCAATTAGAAATTTTATTTGAAGAACGTTGGGATGCACCACCATCTGGAGAATTTTATGATGCTTATAAGCTTGTTAAATCATTTAGAGATGGTATGCAAAAAGCTTTATGGGTAAATAAAGGAAATCAAAATACATTTGCTTTAAGGAATGCTTTACATCAAATGACCTTAGACCCAGACGCAGTAGCCGCTATTCAAAAGAAAGTCGGTAATTATGAATGGAAGATTGGTGAGGATGGTAACGCACAGGTAAATACGCTTATAGAACTTATTACACCAGAAGCTCTTAAGAATTTAATTCGTTTTAATGAAGAGGCTTTAGGATTAAACAGTATATATAAAGACCATCTTGTAATAGAGGTTGAGGTACCAGTACAGCTTGAAGGAACTGATTTGAGAGGATAAAAATTTATTAAAAACTGTTTACAAATACCTTAAACTGTGATATAATATTATTATAAATAGATTTGACAGTGCCGAAAGGGCTGTCATTAACCGTGGCATGAAGCCACATTTTATAACCTTGCTATATATAGGAGGTCATTATGACAAACTTAGCATTTACTAACTTCCCGAGGGATACATTCCTGGGATTTGATTCACTCTTTAACACACTAGCGGAAACAAATGTAAACACCGCCAGAGGCGTAGGGTATCCACCTTACAATGTTGTTAAAAGAGATGACGGTCACTTTTTAATTGAAATCGCTGTTGCAGGATTTAAGAAAGAAGACATTGACTTAACTCTTGAAAAAGGGGTTTTAACTATATCTGGTCGCAGACATAGCGATTCAGATAAGAGAGATTACACACATCGTGGTATTTCTCAAAGGGCGTTTGAGCGTTCATTTACTTTAAGCGACACAATTAAGGTTGTTGGAGCTGACATTATAGATGGATTGCTTGTTGTTGTTTTGGAGAATGATATTCCAGAAGAGGACAAGCCTCAAACTATCAATTTAGGTGACCTACCTAAGCACGCTAAAAAGCTATTGCTTGGGTAAATAAATACTAAGGAGCACTATGGCATATTCAGGCGCAGTTTTAGACCATTATAACAATCCACGCAACGTGGGTAAGATGGATATTAATGATAAAAATGTTGGAACTGGTATGGTAGGTGCTCCTTCTTGTGGTGATGTTATGAAGCTACAAATTAAAGTAGAGAAAGATATTATACAGGATGCAGTATTTAAATGTTATGGCTGTGGTTCTGCAATAGCATCTTCTTCTATTATAACAGAAATGCTTAAAGGTATGACCCTTGATGAAGCAACACAAATAAAAAATACAGAGGTGGTTGAACAACTCAACTTACCTCCAGTCAAAATCCATTGCTCAGTCTTAGCTGAAGATTCAATTAAAACGGCAATCAAAGATTACAAATCAAAACAACACAGGTAAATTATGAATGATTTAATTAGATTAATCCGGCTCACGTCGGGTGAGGAAATACTAGTTGGTATTAAAGATATAAATGAAAAACAAACAGTTGTAACAGACCCAGTAATATTAATCCCTGAACCAGGAGGTACTGGTAGAATAAGTTTTATGCCTTATTTGTCTTATTGTGAAATGGACGAATTAGTTATTAAAGAAGAACATATTATGTTTATATGCGAGCCTGAAGCAGGCCTCCAAACAAAATATGAAGATATGATTAAAGGCAAAATCAAATTAATAGAACCAACACAAGCAGAAATATTTACATAAATCTATTTACTTTTAATGCGATTTATGGTATAATGGTACCATGAATAATACTTTTTACACTAACGCTTTTCGTCACGGAAAAGTAATCAAATATACTGGTTATAAGAATGGTAAAAAAGTAAGCTATACTGTTCCATTTGCACCAACCCTATTCGTCCCAAGCAAAGAAGATAAAACACTGACTCTAGTCAGCTGGACTGCACTTGATGGCACACCAGTAGAACCAGTTGTGTTTGGAAGTATGAGTGAGTCTACTGATTTTATAAAACAATATAAAGATGTTCCTAACTTTAAAGTGTATGGCAATACTAATTTTGTTGCGCAATTTCTTAATGAGAAATTCCCTGGGAATATAGAATGGGATAGAAATATTATTAATGTTACTTCACTTGATATTGAAGTAAAATATGGAGAGGGTTTCCCTGACCCAGATATAGCTGACCAAGAAGTTACAGCCATCACAATGAAAAACAATATAGATGATGTCTATTATACATTTGGTTGTGGCGATTATGACAAGAGTAAATCCCTTATGCAAACTCATGAGGTAAGATATATTAAATGTCAGAACGAGAGAGAATTACTCCACAAGTTTGTATTTCATATGAATCATACTTCCCCTGATGTTCTTACTGGTTGGAATATAGAATTTTTTGATATCCCGTACTTAGTTAATAGAATAGCAAAAGTCAATGGTGGGAATAAAGAGAAATTGTTATCTCCTTGGAGAATGATAGACAAAAGAGAAATCAATACAGGCTACGGGCAAGTCCGTACTAGATATGAATTAAAAGGTATTACTATTCTTGACTATATGCCTATCTTTAAAAAGTTTAGTTATCAACATGGTCCACAAGAATCTTATAAGTTAGACCATATTGCTAATATAGTTCTTGGTGAAAAGAAACTTGACTTCGGTGAGGCTTCTAATTTAAATGAATTATATACAAATGACTATCAAAAGTTTATTGATTATAATATAAAAGACGTTGAGCTTATAGACCGTATGGAAGATAAGCTTGGACTTATTACTTTATGTTTGACAATGGCATATAAAGGTGGTGTCAATTATGATTCAGTTCTAGGGACTGTTGCTATTTGGGATTCATTAATTTATAGACATCTATATGAATATAAAATAACAATACCACAAAATGAGGAATCATTTAAAAGTGCATATCCTGGTGGTTATGTTAAAGAACCTCAAGTGGGAATGCATGATTGGGTATGTTCATTTGACTTGAACTCTCTATACCCATCAATTATTATGCAATACAATATGTCACCTGAGACTATATTACTTGATGATGAGCCTGGTACTAATGTTGAATCTGTTCTTAATAATAAAATTAAAAATACACATTACTATACAGGATTAGCTGTTAATGGTACCCGCTTTGATTGTAAAAAGCGTGGTGTATTCCCACAAGTAATCCAAAAAATCTATGATGAACGGGTTAAATTCAAACAAAAACAAATTAAAGCTGAACAAGAATTAGAATTGTCCGGCAGTAAGTCAGAGCAATATGATATTGAAAAGCGTATTGCCTTAGCTAAAAATCAGCAAATGGCTCTTAAGATTCTTCTTAATAGTTTATATGGCGCTATAGGTAATAAATGGTTTAGGTATTTTGATATGAGAATTGCTGAAGCTATTACTCTTACTGGCCAAGCAACTATCAAATGGGCAGAGAAATATTTGAATGA